GTCACTGCAGTATTTCATGAAATGGTACATGTACGCCAGTACGAGAGAGGGCAAGGTGGCTTTGATGAAAGTACTCCATACTTAGAAAGACCTTGCGAAATAGAAGCATATCATTTACAAGAGGAGCTATTTGACAAATGGAAACATCAACATTCGGAATCCCACTAAAACAAAATCACGAGATGACTGAACTTGAGTTGTATCGTAAAGAAATCGTCGGTAAGGACGGAGAAATCACTATGCTACGCAGAAACATTGCCGATCAACAAGGTGAAATACATAACCTGCAAATGAGAGTAAAGGAGTTAGCAGATGAAAACCACAATCTTCGCAAGCAGCTTGGTCTTGATCGCGGCAAGTAGTGCCGGAGCTCAAGCTAATAATATTAATGACCACTATAAAGACGTAATCGTTCAACAGCCATACACTGTTGAAGTCTGCTCTCAAGGTGGAGGAAACGGAAAGTCTGAATTGCAGAACTTCATTGAGGGTGCGATTATTGGTGGAGCTATTGGTAACAATATTCCAGGTGAAAACGGTGGAGGCGCTATGGGTGCATTCATCGGTGGAATCCTAAATAACGAGAACAATAAGAATTCTGGTCCAGTTTGTAGAACTGAAACCAGATATAATGAGCAAAGACAAACAGTCTATTCTCATAGTACTATCACATTCACTTACAATGGAAGACAACACACTCTTTCATTTAAGAAATAAACCTAACATAAACATTGGAGAAATAAATGATCCGCAAACTAATGATTGCAGGTGCATTCCTGCTTTCCACTCTCGGATTTGCTACTTCTAGTGTAGCTAATCCACATATTACTGTTGGATTCGTTTATGTTGGTCCGATCGGCGATCATGGTTGGACATACATGCACGATAAAGGCAGACTAGCAATTGAAGAAGAATTCGGCGATATGGTCAAAACCGTATACGTTGAAAGCGTAAAGTATGGTCCTGATGCCGAAAGAGTCATTCGTCAGATGGCACAAGAAGGTGTTGATATTATCTTCGCAACATCGTTTGGTTACATGGAATCTATGCTTAAGGTTGCTAAAGAGTTTCCAGACGTGAAGTTCGAACACGCTACTGGGTATAAGACAGCACCAAACATGTCTGTCTACTCAAGCAGGTTCTACGAAGGTAGATATATTCAAGGCGTAATTGCTGGCACCATGTCAAAGGCAGGTAAGGCAGGTTATATCGCATCCTTCCCGATTCCAGAAGTTATTCGTGGAATCAATTCTTTCTATCTTGGTGCTACCTCGGTAAATCCAGACTTTGATATCGATATTGTGTGGGTGAACACTTGGTACGATCCAGGCAAAGAAGCAGATGCGGCAAAGGTACTAATTAGTGAAGGCGCTGATATTATCACACAGCATACTGATTCTCCAGCACCACTTCAAACTGCTGAAAAGATGGGTGTTGTAGGATTTGGCCAGGCTAGTGATCAGATTAAGTTTGCACCAAAAGCTCAGCTTACAGCTATCCTAGACGTTTGGGATTCGTATTATATCTCCAGAGTCAGAGCAGCCATGAATGGCACTTGGACTGAAAGTAATACTTGGGGTGGTATGGATACCGGAATGGTACAAATGGCAGACTATACTAATATGCCATTGGCACTACGTCAACAAATGGAAATGCTTGAAGCAGATATTCTAAGTGGTAAGTTTAAACCATTTGGTGATCTTGATGATGCTGCCCTTGGTGGTATGATGGAGTACGTAGACGGCATTGATGCCACTGTACCTAAGTAACAAATTTGTTAAAGTTTTGTTACAAGTATTACAGATATGTTAAATAATAGGAGAGGCTTTAATGGCCTCTCTTCAATTTAACAACAAGGAGAAATTACTATGGAACTAGTAACTCTTTGGATGGCAGTAGGTTTTCTATTTGCTGCTTATTCAGTAATCGCAAATGATTCTGTGCAAACTCTCGGCACATGGATTGCATCAAACAATGAGAGATTTAATTGGAAAGTCATGTGGGGAGCAGCGTCAGCAGTTCTCCTTTATACTTTGTGGTATGGATGGACAACTAACGGTGGTGACATTAGCTATGGTCGCTTAAACAAGATTCCGTTTCAAGAAATTCAATGGTACCACGCATTAGCACCTGGTTTACTTCTGTTACTTACACGCATTGGTGTACCAGTGTCGACATCGTTTCTTGTACTCAGCGCTTTTGCTTCAACCTTTGTTCTCGAAAAAATGTTAATGAAATCCATGATGGGATATGCAGTCGCGGCAGTTGCAGCATATGCTATTTGGGTTGGCGTAACTAAAATTCTAGACGAATCAAAGCCTGTAAAAGAGGAACATAAGAAATATTGGCGCATTGGCCAATGGGTAACTACAGGCTTTTTGTGGTTTACGTGGCTATCACATGACATTGCAAACATCGCAGTGTTCTTACCGAGAACGATTCCGGTTGACTTAATGGTAGTGATTAGTGCTATCTTTGTTGCTGGTCTCTGGTTTATGTTTAGAGAAGGTGGTGGTAAAATTCAAACCATTGTTCTTGAAAAGCATAATACAAGGTACGTAAGATCAGCCACGATTATTGATGGCGTTTACTGGCTTATTCTATTCTTCTTCAAAGAACTGAATGATATTCCTATGTCAACAACATGGGTATTCGTCGGCCTTCTTTGTGGTAGAGAATTGGCAATGGCAACCATGACTGGTAAGGAAAAGTTCAAGGTGGTATTCCCACTAATTGGCAAAGACTTCCTTAAAATGATGGTTGGTCTAGCAGCATCTGTTGGTGTTGTATTGGCAATCCACTATGTGATTGTGCCAAACGGCTTATAAAAAAATAAAAAAAAACGTAACCTATTGAAAATGCACCATTTTTTGGTGCATTTTTTTGTTTACTTTTCCAGAAAAACGGTGTATAATAGATCTATAAAATGGAAAAGGAAGGAAATCAAATGACATAGCGAAGGTAACGGGTAAGGTTCCTGATGGAGAAGTTGAGCAGTTGAAAGATACATAAGTCTCAGAAGCAGAAGGGAATCGGGGTTTACAAGTCTGGTACGACTCAGGGAACCACCATCCGCCAAGTAGATAGTACCCTATCCTCCTCAAGGGGCGGACCAACCGGTCGAGGAGGATAGATGGCATGACTGCCGCCCCACTTGAATTAAAGAGGAGAATTTGAAATGCAATATGATCTGTTTGTTGATTCGTCTGATGCGAATATAATTACCGATGGTTTACCTAAACATGGTTCACCACAGGATCGTGGCTCCGCTGACCGATACTATGGTCGCGATTATAATCCACATTGGTATCCAAATGGCACCGGTAAAGGTGACCGAATTGAACTTGCCAGTATGACTCCGGCTGAAATCGTTGAGTATACATACGGCTATAATAATGAAGAAGATCGTAAGGATTGGGGATAATCATGGATAGAATTTCGGAATTGATCAATGTGATCATAGCAGTTGAACCCGCAGCGCTGCTCCTCTTTCTCCTCTTTTCCATTGTAGCGCTGTGGGTTCTATCAGTCATTGCGATGATGAGGGTATGGGTTCTCTTTATCCTCCTCGCAGGCTTTATTTACTTTTTTTAGAAAAAAAACGTAAGCCATTGTTTTTAAAGGAAATAAAAATGCATTTTTTCCTTTACAATGGCGTAAAACTGTGGTAGAATATATCTATAAAATGAAAAATGAGGAGAAAAGATATGAAAAAATTCGCAATCACTAAGGATATGACCACCGAGCAACGCCTCGAAGTTATCCGTAAGATCCACGCTAAGTTCAATAAAAAGCTTCAGCGTAATCAAAAGGTTCGTAAAACTGAAACATCCTTCATGGATAAGTTTTCAGAAGGCGATAATATCAACGCTTACACCGATGCTCCTAAGTATCTTGAGGAACACTATGGCGAACGCCTTCGTGATCAGAATGAGTATGAGTCTTACGAAGGCTGGAACTAATGGGCGTTAATCCTGAAATCAGAAACAGGATTCGTCTTAGTGTAGCAGCATATGCATACGAATTCGAATCCGACTCTATCATGTCTGATTATGAATTTGATGAGTTATCCAAAAAAATCAATCCAGATCAAAAGACTGGTAATGCACTAATGGATGACTTTTTCAAAAAACATTTTCAGCCGGATACCGGAATGTGGATCCGAATGCATCCTGAAATAAAATCTATTGAATCAATCTATAGAAAATATTACAAGGGGAAATCGGTATGACTATGCATCTTGTAAGAGGTATGACCTCTATAAATACTAGAAAGCGTAAACAAAAGCGCAATCCTGGATGGGAGAAAGCTCAAGCCGAACACGATGCATGGCTCAAAAAACGTGGCGTGCATCCATCTCAACTTAAGAGCAAGGAGAAATCTAGTGGCGCGAGTGTTCCGAACTATTCAAGCACACGTCCGTCAATCAAAACGTCGGACGTCATTACACCAATCCAAGGAAAGCGTAAAGCAAATGTATACTCCGGGGACTATATCACCGGGCTTGCAACAATGCACAAATCAAACACAGTACCCGTCGGTAAAGGAGATAACCCAGAAGTATACGCACAAATGAGGAGAAGCTAATGATTGCAGAAGCATTAGTTTGTCTGGCATTGAATGCATACCATGAGGCACGTAATCAAGATACCCATGGTATGATAGCCGTTAGTCAAGTTGCTATGAATCGCGTTGAGTCGGACTTATTTCCTGACAACGTATGTGATGTCATCTATCAAGGACCACATCGTCCATCATGGGCAGACCCTGAGAAGATGATACCACTCCGCCATCGTTGCCAATTCTCTTGGTACTGTGATGGAAAGAGTGATGAGCCTCATGAGAAAGAAGCATGGCAGCTGGCTAAGATGATTGCTCACGGTGTTTACTTCGGTAACGTCGATGACAAAACAGATGGTGCTCTATGGTACCACGCAGATTATGTAGAACCTGAATGGTCTTCAGAAAAGAAATATATAACTAAGATTGGCGACCACTTGTTTTATGGAAAAAAGGATAATGCAACTAATTGATTTTGTGAAAGTCTACAAGAGAGCTTTTAGTGAAGAACACTGTCAGCAGCTTATAGACATCTATGATAATAGTGCATCAAAGGGGTTTGAAACTCCTACGATGAAATTCGATCAGGTTACACTGATGAATAACAATGCTCCGACTATGGCAGCAGTTCAGATATTCATCGATCATTTCAACCAGTACGGACGTTGGCTGGAGAGTAGGGGTAATCCTTACCTCCCGCCCGTCCAAGAACTGGAACAATTAAGAATTAAAAAATATCCAGTTGATGGCTACTTTAAGGAGCATATTGATGCTGCGGACAAGCAATCATCTAGACGATATTTGTCAGCATTTGTGTATCTCAACGAAAGTGGAGGAACTAAATTCTTCAATAAGAAAATACCAGCACAGACGGGTACTATGGTTTTATTTCCACCTCAATGGATGTTCCCTCATACCGGTCTAGTTGGAAGACAGCCTAAGTATTTTCTTTCAACGTATTTACACTTCTCTGCGTAGCTCAGCTGGATTAGAGCAACGGCCTTCTAAGCCGTGGGTCGGGGGTTCGAGTCCTCCCGCAGAGGCCAATGGTGATGTTAGTGTTAATGGTCAGCACGCAAGTTTGTGGCACTTGTAGTATGAGTTCAAATCTCGTACATCACCCCAACCTCGGTGTAGCGCAGTCTGGTAGCGCATCTGGTTTG